GTAGAATATTATGGTCCATTGAGCTATTTTGATATTACTGGAGCAGGAATTCCTGCTGATGGATTTGATAAAATCTACCTATGTAATGGCTTAAATGGAACTCCTGATAAAAGAGGACGTGTTCCTGTAGGTGCTATTGTTGGTATGGGTGGTGGAGCTCTAGATGCTGCTGTTAATCCTATTAATGTTGGTAACCCTAACTATGCTCTTGGAGATGGTGGTGGTGCTAACACTATAATATTAAACAGCACACAAATCCCTGCACACTCACATCCTGTTACAGTTACTGATCCTGGTCACGTGCATGCTCCTGGTAGCTCTATCTTTAGAGGTAACAGAACTACGGATGACTCTGGTGGAACACAATGTGTGGCTACACAATTAACAAATGGTGACCCAGCACTCACTGCTCCTCAATATACATCAACTGCCACTACAGGTATAAATGTAACCGTTGGTAATACAGGTGGTGGATTAGGTCATGCTAACATTCAGCCTGTACGTGCGTGCTATTATATCATGTACATTCCTTAATAGATTAAATTAAATTATAATGGCTTGCGTACCTGGTACCCCTTGCTTTGAGAATACAGTGAATGCCTATTATCCACAACAGTGTAATAATGGAGCATTTGCTGGTTATCCTATTCCTACATCAGCTGTTCAATATAATGGTCCAGCTCTTCCTAATTCAGGAATTGATACAGGGGATACATTGACATTAGCTTTGCAGAAATTAGATAACGCACTTGATCCTGTGGAGCTAGTACAAACCCTCATCACTGTAATTAATCAGAATCCATCTTTACAGGCGATGTTCTGTGCATTGGTAAACTCTTGTGCTATCACTCCTACAACAACTACTACATCTAGTTCTACGTCTACTAGTACATCTACTTCTACTACAACAACCACAACTACATTAGGACCTCCTACAGAGAATATAACTTTATATAGTAATGGTGTAATATGTGGAGCATTTAAAGATTGGTCACAAGAAACACCAGCTGAAGTAAAATGTGATTGGATTGAAGTATTTAATAGTGGTAGTCCTCAATATGGCGGAAGTATATTCTTATATTATATTTCTGCAGGATTTAATGTAGGAACACAATTATATAGTACAACTCCTGGAAATCCTCCTGTTACATTTAGTGGTACTTACATATATGATTTAGGTGGTCCTTATTTAAATGCAAAAGTGTTTACATTAACAACTGGTGTCATCTCTGCAATATACAATCTTGGTGATTTACCTGCATGTTCACCTTATATTTGTCCTACAACAACAACTACAACAACAACTCCTTAATAAACCATAATATGACGGTATTAATTACATTAACAACAGCTGGTTCTTCAACAGGACCATTTAGCTTATATTCAAACGTAGATTCATATTCTGTACCATTTGAAACAGGTGTTTCAAAGTCTAGCTTATTAGCTGGATATACATCTACAGTAGTTCCAACTGGCACAACAATTATTCGTGTTATGTCTACAGGAACATGTACAAACTATACAGATATTCCTATAGTTCCATGTACTACAACTACAACTACCACAGTTCCTCCTACCACTACAACCACTACAACAACACTGTTTAGTAACACTATTGGATTTGGTGGAGCACAAGAAGATGCTTGTGGATTTTCAGCATCAGGAGCTGTAACAGGTAATGGTTCTACTTTTTGTAATAGTACCACATTTACAGGTGCAATATTTGCAGCTGCATCAACAGGAACGTGGTATGTATCTTTTGGAGGTCAATTTAGAACTGTTTCTGTAATTAACGGAAATCCTGTAGCTACAGTCACAAGTGCTTGTTCATCATGTACTCCTTAACATAAAATATCAAAAACCTTGTTTTGTTGGTTTTACAAGGTATCCCCTGGCCTTTCTAGGCTGGGGGTTTTTGTTTAAACTCTAATCAAATTGATTAATCTATATAATTAAATTAATTAATTAAATTTTGTAAATGTCAAAATTAGTTCGTACCTTTACACTAATTTTAACTAAATTAAACTATGTATGTCTGAAAATCAATCATTGTTACAACAACTAGAAGAGATTTTACATTGGAAAAAGAGTAAACAATTCTATGCTGATAAGCTTGGAATTACAGAGTTTGAGGTGGATGAGTTATTAAAAGAATTAAGAAATGAAGAGAAGAGTGAGGAAGATGCTGAGATTGGAAATTACATTGCTGAACTAGAGAATGTAATAGTTAAGTTTACAGAGGACATTAGTAAAGGTGTTGGTGAGGTGGTAGCTAACTTTAGCGAAGAGGTTAAGAGCTTAGATGAACTTATTGAGAAGTGTAAGATTGATACAGAGAAATGGGAAATAACTAAATATGTACAGAACTTCTGGGGGAATAGTGGAAATCCTCATTGGCAGGTTAAAGCCTGGCTAGCAAAGAAGTCTGCAGAGCAAGTGTTTCAAGATAGCTTTGTGGACTTTTTAGCTTCATATCAGCCTGTTAGTCAGGAAGTTATGAGTCCTAAGTTTACTCCAGAGAAACCAAATGGTATGTTGGTTATTAACAAACAAGACTCTCATTTAAACAAATGGGATGTAGATGGTAATAACAATATAGTAGATAGACTGGCTAAGATTATGTATAAGGTGGAAGTGATAGCTGCACAAGCTCAACTTTCAAACAACCTAGAAGAAATCACATACATTATTGGCTCAGATGAGTTTAATAGTGAATACACCAATGCAACTACAAAAGGAACCCCTCAACAGAATACACATACATATCAAACTTCATTTGAGTATATATGTAACCACGAGGTGTTAATGATTACAATGTTATTACAATACGCTAAACATGTTAATGTGGTGTATGTAGCAGGTAATCATGATGAGTTTGTAGGATGGCATATGGTTAACTGGTTACAAACGTATTTTAGAAATACAGACAGACTTACAATTGATAGCTCTCCTAAATACAGAAAGTATGTAAGTTATGGCAATTCAGCATTAATGTTCAATCATGGGGATGCGATTAAGCCAGCTAAACTTGCAGGACTGTTCCCAATAGAATATAGAGACCAATGGTCATTCCATAATAACTTCTATATATTCACAGGAGATAAACACCATGAAGTGAGTCATGATTTTAACGGTATTAAATTTTACCAAATTCCAGCTTTCTCAAATGCTAAGAGCCTTTGGGATGATAAGAATGGTCACACAATGTCTAAAGGTGAAGTGACAGCATTCTTAATCGATCAAGCTGAGGGAATGACAAATATATTCAAACAGTATTTATAATGGCAACTTTAAGGAAATTAGTTTCAGATGTACGTGCAATGCACAAATTGTTATCAACAGATAACTTAATCACTGATAGAGTGGTTGCATCTGAGATTAAGAACAACACACTTTTATTAGTAAAACGTGAAACAAATCTCAGAAAGCTTTGGGCTACTGATACTTTGTTTACTACCATTCCTTGTTTGGAATTGGTAGAAGTTCCTATTTCTGAATGTTGTGATTATGTGGATCCTTGTACTGTAGCTAGAACAAAATATAAACTTCCTCGTATCTGCGAGGGTAATTATCAATACCTCATTCAGGGTGTTTATTCAATAAACGCTATGAGTGGGCAAGGCAAAAAGTTAAAAGAGGTTACTATCAATAGATATTTAAATCTCTTAAAACTTCCAATCATCAAGAATGAGCAATACTACTGGATTGCTAATGGAGGATATTTATATGTAAATAATCCTTTGTTACAAGCTGTTAGAATTTCTGCTTTCTTTGAAGAAGATGTTCCTAATGAGATCATGTTTGCTGAATGTTGTTGCAGTGATAATATTAATCTAGAAGACTATTGTAAAAACCCTCTAGATAAAGAATATGGCTGCCCTGGTTATTTAGAAAAGCAAGTGCTAGAACTGACATCTCAAAAGCTGTTATCAACCTATTTCAGATTGAAAACAGATCAAACATCAGATGGGGTGGATGGTCAAGCACCAAACACAACCAATGCAAACTAATGCGAACAAAAGTTGATTGGAGAAGCTCCAGTAAAGAAAACTACAATAATTTCTGTAAAAAGAACCCTTCCGTAAAAATCTCATTTGACCAATGGAGAAACATCATCTATTTGTATAATGAGAGCTTCAAGAACTATATTCTAGAAACTGGAGAGAAAGCAAAGCTTCCTTTTGGATTTGGTGACTTCTCAATCAATAAGAAGAAGAGGAAGAAGATGAAACTAATCGATGGTAAAGAGTTTGTTAACTTACCAGTTGATTGGAAAAGATCTAAAGAGAAGGGTAAAATAATCTACAACTTTAATTACCACACCGAAGGATATTTCTTTGGATGGATGTGGTTTAGAGAATCAGCCAGATTCAAGAACATGAAACTCTGGTATTTCAAACCATCTCGTACAACCTCTAGGTTGTTATCCCACTACCTAAAAACCAACGATCAATATCAACATATATACAGGGAGTGGAAAAAATAAGATGGCAAGTAAAAAGTATCATACAGAAGAAGGACGATTAGAAGCAATTAAAGCTTCTAAAAGAAAGTATCAACAGAAATGGAAAGATGCTAATCCTGAATATATAAATGCTTGGAGAGATAAAAATAAAGAAAAGGTAAGAGAGTATAGTAAAACCTACGAAAAAGTTAGAAGAAATATAGATCCAGTATATAAGTTTTCTAGAAATATTAGATGTCTTATTGGAGGATCGTTTAAAAGAAAAGGTTCTATAAAACCTATTAAAACAGAACAAGTTTTAGGATGTTCTATAGAGGAATTTAAAAACTATATAATTAGTAAGTGTCCTGAAGGAGTAAGTTTAGAAAACTTTAGTAGATATGGTTATCACATAGATCATATTATTCCTTTGGCAAGTGCTAGTTCTGAAGAAGAGATTTTAAAACTTTGTCATTATACTAATTTACAACCCTTATGGTGTAAAGAAAATTTGATAAAATCAGATAAAATAAAATAAATGTCATATTACTACAAGTATAACTTCATCTCCCCTGAGCCTGTCTATTCGACTGTGAAAGAAGAGTTTAAAAGCTACTTCGATACAGGTGCTGTAGATGATTTGTTATTCCCTACATACCTGGATAAATGTCTTAGGAAACTAGGAAGGTCTTCTTATGTTATTAGCGAACAGCTTTTATATATTGAGGACTTTGAAGCTAGACTTCCTGATAACTTCTTTGCTGTAAGAGAAGCTTGGTTGTGTACATCAATCCCTGGCTATCCTTATCAAACAGCTAATTCATTCTATTCTCAAGCAGCTTCTCAAACAACAATACAGGTGAGTCCTGTTATTTCTGGAGGAGCTCCTTGTACCAATCTAGAATGTACAACAGGTTGTCCTACGTGCATGCCTGAGCTTATTCAAGCTGTATATAAGACCAATCAACAAGTGGCTGTACAATATCATAGACAATACTTATTAAAACCAGGTAACATCTCTGTACAAGCTCATTGTGCATTAGACTGTGCAAACTTTGGTAGCTCTGCTGCAGATTCATTTGACATTAGAGATAATAAGTTTGTAACCAATTTTAGAAATGGTGTAGTTCATTTGATATTCTATTCTACAGCTTATGATGGAATAGGTAATCAATTGATTCCAGATAACTATCGTGTTAGAGAGTTTGTTGAGGCTTTCATCAAATACAAAATGATGGAAACACTCACTAACCAAACTAATGATGAGACATATAATCAGCTAGAGAGGAAGATGATGAACTATAAACAGATGGCTGATGAGGCATTTATCATGGCTGACATTGAAGTGAAGAAGCAAGATTCTTGGGCTAAGCAAAGAAGAATCATCCAAGACTTAAATAGATTTAACAGATACGAACTACCAAATAGAAGTTACAGATATGGCTGGAGAAGAAACAACTAATATTAAACAAGAGTATAACAATGCTATAACTGGTTTGAATCTAGATCAATCTGTAAATCAGGTTGAGAAAGGTAAACTTACGTATGCATTGAATGCTAGTGTTGAGAACTTTGACTCAGATTCTGTAAACTATCAGAATGAGCCAGGTAATGAGTTATGTCTAAACTTTCCTACGGGTTATCATTTAATAGGAACTCATTTTATTGTTGAACAAAATAAACATGTATTCTTTCTAACTAATCCTGAAACAGGAGATAGTGAAATTGGATATATGGAAAATAATGATTGTATATATCGTTTGACTGTAAGTGCTAAATGTTTAAACTTTAATGTAAAATATCCTATTCTCAAAGCTGTTCACAAGATTAGTAATTGCACTACAGAGATATATTGGACAGACGGTCTTAACCCTAGAAGATATATAGATCTTGAAAAAATTCCATATAAGTTAGCTCCTGCAGCTGATTTATGTAATCCTATTTATACCAATGAACTTGATTGTAATCAATTGAATGTTCAGCCTAATTTTAATATTCCTTCATTAGATATAACAGATGTTATAAATGGTGGTGATTTAACTTCTGGTACATATCAGTTTGCTATTCAATATTCTGATGCAGTTGGTAATGCTTATTCATCTTTCTACTCTGTTACCAATCCTACACCTATTGCTAATACCAATATCACTACACCAGAGTTCTCTTATCAAGTGGGTAAGTCTATTGTAGTTACTATTGGTAATCTAGATGTCACTGGACAATTCCAGTATTTTAATCTTGCTGTAATTAAAACAATAAATGCAATAGCTTCTGTTGAGCTTGTTGGTACATATTTTATTGAAGATGACACTAGAACTGTAACTTATACAGGACAGAATGTTACACAGATTCGTCTTGCTATTGCTGATATATTTGAGAAATATCCATATTATGAGGTAGCTCAAGACTTAACCACTGCCCAAGATATTCTTATCTGGGATAACCTCACCTCTATAGATAGAATTAACTATCAATCAATTGCTAGTCAAATTGATCTTAAATGGGAAACTTATAGAATCCCTAGTACAGAAACATATGCTGATGAATTAAACGCTACAAATTTTAGAGGTTATCTAAGAGATGAGGTGTATGCATTTGAGATAGTGTTTCTATTAAGTAATGGTAAGCAAACAGATGGTTTCCATATTCCTGGTAGAATGATTACTGCTAATGAAGGTTCTCAACCAGATGTACCAAGTAGTAATCCTGACTTTATTGGAGAGGGTACTAGTGCACCATATTGGAAGATTTACAACACAGCTTCTGTAACAGGGTTTTCTCCTGGATATTCAACCGATAAATCATATAAAGGACCTTATCAATATGGTGAGTTTGCTTATTGGGAATCAACTGAAACTTATCCATGTAATATAGACTTATGGGGTGATCTTGCTAGTCAACCTATTAGACACCATAAATTTCCTGATGTTCTTGTAAGTCCTATATATGAAAGTCCTACATACACATTAGGAGCAGGATTTGCACCAGTAATGCAAAACGATGCTGTATTCCCACTTGGTGTAAAGATTGATGTTCAACAAATTTCATATTTAGTATATGCATCTAATCTTACACAGGCACAGAAAGAAAGCATTGCAGGATTTAAAATTGTAAGAGGAGATAGAAGTACAAACAGATCTATTGTAGCTAAGGGTATTCTTAGAAACGTAGGTAAATATAAAAGAGAAGAAACAGAATTCTACTTCCCTAACTATCCATACAATGATCTTAATAAGGATGAATTTCTTCTTGATAACAATAATGGTTATCTTGATCAATGTATCACTTATAATATAATAGCCACTACAACAAGTGTTATACAATATACAGATTGTTTCTCAAACACAACAAAGACTGAAACTTTAATAGTTGGAACTAATACAAAAATATGTTCTCTTAGCACTCCTTTAATTACGAGTGGAACATGTACAGTAACTATAGTTCCATATACCACATACAATTTAACTAGTGCATCAACCACTGTATTCCGATACCAAGATCCATTAACAACTGTATTTAACCAAATCACAGTGACAGGTAATGGATTACAACAAGTTAACTCATCAGTACTTCCTATATACTTATCTGGAACAACTAGCTTTAGTATTACAACTGATGCAACAAAGAACTCACTTTGTTATCCAAATAAGTTAGATGCATTTGCTACAGATGAATCTAAATACAGAATGGTATTTAACTCACCTGAAACATCTTTTGGACAACCTTTCTTAGGAACCGTTCTTAAACTTGAGAATGTAATGTTTGGTGCTGGATTAGCTCATTTTGTAGAGGTTAAGAAAAATGCTATGTATAAGCTTCTCACAGCAGAAGCTCAAAAAGATGCTCTTGAGTCTAGTGAAGATATTGGTGCTATGACACCAATGTTTAACGCATCAGCAATGTTTGCTGCATACCAAGCATATCTAACCATCTATATAAATGGAATTACTAGAAGAAACTATGCTTATTCATTTAACTCAATAGCTAGTTATGACTATAGTGGGGCAATTAATAATAATCTAGGTATCAAGCAAAGACAATTAGACAATGTTCAATATTTATTCTCTGGAGTACAATCTGTAAGTGACTTACATGATTTTAATAACTACAATAGAGAATCATCTATATATATAAAGACAGTTGATACTAGAGATGGTTCATCTGTAATACCTTTACCATTCCCTAATCAAACTCCTAGTTTATTAGTTGGTGGTGTAAGTGGTATCTCTGATACATCAAGATTTACTATATCACAAAAAAACAATTGTTCTGTACCCAATAAGAATGAAGCAATTAATGTTGTTTCTTATTACGGATCATTAAAGAACATCTTTAATAATCAATGGGGTCAAATATATTCTTACGATACAATTGATACAGGTTTCCAAGAAAGCATTGATATTAATAATCTGATATTCTCTACACCTAGTTCAGCCACTGTATTTGGTGGAGATACATTTATTAGTAGATTTGCATTCAAAAACAAACTTCCATTCTTTATTGATAATAGAGTGAATGCTCCTGATGATAGTGATGTGTTCTATGATGAGATTGGTAATGTGGCTTATCCAAAATACTGGCACTCAGCTAGATCTATACTACAAGATTATTCTTTAAATAATGGTGCTGGTCCAGTGCTGAAGAATATGATTTCTTATAAAGCACATAACTTTGATTGTCCTAATAACCAAGATCCTGCACCTAACTCAACAACAAATCCTCCTATAGTTAATCCTAACAGAACATTCTACGATGGTAAGATGTATATGTTTGCTTACGGTATTCCTTCTTTCTATTGTGAAAGTTCATATAATGTGGATTTACGTCAAGCATTCAATAATCTAGAAGGTGATTTCTTCCCACACGTGAGCTCAGGTATTCCTGATAACTGGTTACAAGAGTCTGTAGTTCCTATTGTATTTGATAATACATATTATTATAATATAACATATTCAAAACAAAACAGAGAGAACGTATTTACTCACTTGCCTGCAGATTGGGTTGAAGAACTTTGTTATACTAAGTATCCATTTAGAGCTGTTTATTCAGATCCTCAGGATGCATTTGCTGACAATAGAGTGAATAGTTGGTTGACATATACACCTACATCATTCTTTGATTTCCCTCAAAACTTTGGTGGTCTTGTATCATTGGATGGTATTCAAAATAAAGCTGTATTAGCTAGATTTGAAAACAAGTCATTATTATATAATACAATGCTTACAGTTCAAACTAGTAATCCACAAGCTGCTTATTTAGGTAATGACACATTATTTAAGAGTGCTCCTCCAATTGACTTTGCTGAAACAGATCTTGGATATGTAGGAAGTCAGAATAAGTTCTTATTAAAGATTCCTAATGGACAGATTACAGTAGATGCTAAGAGAGGACAGGTATTTTTAATTGAGGGTTTACAAGCTACTGACTTATCTGCATTTGGTTCAGGACTTAATAAGTTCTTTACAGACCATTTAGCATTTGAACTATTACGTTATTATCCTGAGGCAAACACAGATAACCACTATAATGGTATTGGCTTACATGGAGTGTTTGATAGTAAGTATGACAGGGTGATTATATCTAAACTAGATTACATTCCTAACAGTAAAGATATTAAATACGATGTTACCACTAGAGAGTTCTATATAGAAAGAGTATTAGGTGAGAGTGTAATAAGAACGGTGGTAAGTGTTTATGACCCAGAATACTTCTGTAACAAGTCATGGACTCTTTCATTTAGTATGAATACTAAGAGTTGGATTAGCTTCCATAGCTATATCCCCAACTTCTATATAGCAGAGAATAACTTCTTCTATTCTGGATTAAATGGTGGATGTGACTTAGAAGCTATTACTTTCTCTGAGATTCCTTGCACAACTACTACCAGTACATCAACAACAAAAGATTGTAGAATAATAGGTACAGCGGTTGATCTATGTGTAGATTGTACATTAGTGGGAACAGCAATTGATCTTTGTTGTATATTTGGTACAGCTGTAGAAGTGTGTACAACAACCACCACTACTACTGTATTATTTGTATGGTATCAAATAACAAATTGTGAAGATAGTTCTATAGAGTATTCTCAATCATATCCATTTGGAACTTTTGCAATTAATGATAGAGTAACCTCTCCAGGAAATATATGGGTAGTTACAGGATCTGTATTAACTGATCCAGGTGGTACATTATATGCTATTACGGCAACAGGGTTTACTAACTGTCCATAATAATTAACTAAGATATGTCTAAAGTAATAACAATAAAATTAACAAAGGCTGGTATTAGAACTGGACCGTTTAAGATTTCTGATAACTACGGAAATGTCTTAGGAACTAACATTCCTAAGAGCCAAGTTATTTCTGGAGTCACCTACTCGGTTAGTGATGATGTCACTGTTATTATTATTGAATCTATAGGAAAGTGTAAGACAAGATTACAAATGCCTATAGAGGAACTATGTATTGCAGATATAGCAGCTATTGAGTTTGTTCCCACAGACACAGCATCTTTATGGAGACATTTAACTAATACAACAATTTACAATATATTTTACGGAAACATAGAACCTTATATTATAGAATATCCATTTGCCTATCAGTATTATGATGAGATATTACAGAATGTAAAAGATTACACAAAGGCATATAGATACCTCCCTATCCCAGATGGTGTGTTCAATGATAACGCTAAGATAGAAACAAACACAGTTTATTTCAATAAAGCTATCCTATATAATGGACAACAGTCTTCTGGTGTATTAGAACTAGTTCCTAAACCAATAAACAACTTAAAGGAATACTTGAAGTATCCTATATATAACGCTGAGAGTAAGACGATTATGTTTACTAAATCAGATAATTTCTATCAATATAATACATTTTGGTCATTAGTTAAAGATAAATCCGTACCTTTGTTTATAACAGGTTGTGACTCATTGTCTATAGATAAGGTTGTAAATCAACCAAATATGGATTATGGAAAGAGATCATTTAAGAAAGAACCTCTACGTGCGAAGGATTTAAAAGTGAGACACGTCCTAGATGATAGATCAGATGCCCATTTGATAAGTCAATTCATTATTACACCATCTCAAATTTCTTACAAATAATGGCTAACAATATTAAATGCACATGTGGACATTCTTGGAGCAAGGCAAGCTCTAGCAAGAAAGATATGTATGTATGTCATATATGTGGGAAAGATAATACCATGAAGGATGGTGGTTGGTTAAATCAATATGATGTTTCTACAGCTCAGGATGGAACATCTGCTAGTGATAGAGATAAACTAATGCAGTTTATACAAAAGAATGCAGGTAAAAACACAGATGCAAAAAAGACAGATACAAATGTATCTGACAATAAAGCCCTCACTAAAGAGGACATGCAAAGAATAGCTAGTAAAAGTAATCCAACAGTTGTAACAAACACAAGAGAACAAGCTGAAACAAAATCAAAAAAATATAGCGAAAACGTAATAAAGGAAAATAAAGAAGCTCAGGAGAAATTAAAAAAGGAAAGAGCAGCAGCTAATAAAACTCGAAGTGCTGTAATTGGTGGAGATGAAAGTGCAGAGTTTACATTTCCTGATGGAACTACAAAACAGTGGAAAGACATGGATCTGCGTGAACAATCTTATGTCTCTGGTAAAAACTTAGGATCATTGAATAATGATAACTGGACTGATTATATCAATCCTTTATCAATGCTTGGTAGTATGGCTGAAGGAATTGGAACCGCTCCTTATGAAGCAAGAAGAACTAATTCAGTAATGCCTTATGTCAGTGGTATAGGGGCTCCTCTTTTAACAGGTGCTCTTGGAGGACTTGGTGCTAAAAACACAGGACAATTTGTGGAGAATATAATCAGTCCTGCACCTTTTTCTATGTCTAATGCACGTAACTTTTTTAAAAGTAAAAAGATTGATCTTCTTTCTGACAGGATTGATACTGGTGTACAATCACAGTTAGGTGGTCTTGGGATGGGACTCCTAGAAAAATTTAGTGATATTACTGGTAAAAAAAAGGGAAGACCTTTTTCAGAAATATTTCCAACGTCAAAATCTGAAAAAGCAAAAGCTATAGCAGAAGGTAAATCTGCTAATTTAGAAGCAGAAGAGTTTGTTAAAGATTGGGTATATAACAACGCTACTGATGAAATAAACCCTGAAGTTAAACGTAAGATTAATGATATTATGTTTACTAAAGGTTCTCCATATGCTACTGGTTTTCAACAAAACTATTCACCTTTTTACTCTGTTACCAATCCATTATATAGCACTCCTAATAGAATAGTAAATACTAGATATAATGATCTTATAGAAAATTTTAACTTAACTGATGTAGATAGATTAAGAATACTTAAAAACAGAGGTGATGCAATGGGAGTTAACTACGCTCATGATATTAATCCAGCTAGTTATACATTTCAAAATATGGGACCGTATAACTATCCACGATTAGAAAAACTTAATACAGCAGTGCACGAAGGTGCACACAGCATGCAACAATTAGGAGCATATGAAGCTGGTAAAAAAGATACTGGTTTTGGAAGCATGCTTGCTAAATATGACAAACGTTATAAATATTATGTACCAAACCCTGACACTGAAATAGGTAGAAAATTTTCTGAGGTAATGCCTACACCAAGAAAGGGTAAAAATAACTGGGCAACTTCTCCTCTTGAACTACATTCAGAATTAATGACTTCTAGAAAGCAATTAGTTGATGGATATGTAAGAGCTGGTTATAGTTATGATGATGCTTTAAAAGCTGCAAGAACTGATACAGATAAGAATCTTGATTTGATGATTAAGGCCCAAGATTTAAATCGGTTTTTTAAAAAGGATGTTTCTCAAGAAAAGAAACGTGAAATGTTACGTTTATTACCAGCTGTAATTCCTGCTGTAGGAGCTGTTGGTGTTATGGATGATAATGAGGAACAAAAAAGAAATGGAGGATGGCTAAATAAGTTTGAGCAAGGAGGAATGACCTTAGAGCAAAAGGGTGATAACTATGGTATAAAACCTAATCCTAATGATGTACAAGCATCTGTAGGTCCTGACTTTGTAGGTCTTGGTTATGATACAACAGGTAGAAACTATTCTCCTGCATGGGGTGGACAGTTTCAGAATGGTGGTAAAGCAACTACTGATAGTGTTAGACATCAAGCTAATAAGATATTACAATATGAACAACTAAGAGGGGGTCCTGGTGGTGCCCCTCTACCATACTATAGTGATCCTAAGTACATGGATATGCTAATGAATAAAGTTTATCCAGAAGTGAGAAAGATAATGCCTGGTGCAACTGCAATGGAAGCTGGTGAAGCTATGGACTTTGTATTTAATGCTGGCTTTGATCAGAGTACTAATAAAATAACTAAAGATCCTAGAGCGTTTGCTTTACAAGAATATTATAGACAATACGATCAATCTAAATTAGATGCTGATGGTAAATGGTCTGGTAGAAAGAATGCACCATATTCATTTGATCAAGAATATGCTAGTACTATTGGTAAGCTTTCTGAAAACGAGAGAAGAACTTTAATGAATAAAGGTAGAGATTGGTATTATAAAAATATAAACAATCCAGCCCCTGGAGTTCCTAATAGTAATTACAATGATACTTGGTATGGACGTATTTGGAATACTAATGACTATCAACCGTTTGATCCTAAGAATCCAAAGTTTACTCCTAAAAAACAAATGGGTGGTAGCATGCCAGGTGCTGTAGGGTTCATGTACGCACGTACACAAAATCCTGCTCCTAGCAATGGTAAGTATGCTAAGAAGACAAAAGCTTCTGCACAGAATGGTAAGGAGATGAAGTTCTACCAAGAAGGCTTGGATTTTAAACCTAATAATATTGCTCAGGATGGTGGTGCTATTGTAGACCCAATGGGACAATGGGCACATCCAGGAGAAGTAACTATCATACCAGGAACAGACATAACAATGGAAGGGGTAGATTATCCCGTACTAGGAATATCTGATACAGGGGATACACAGATGATGTACCCTGGAGAAGACTATGATTTTGATGGTGAGTATGTTACAGAGTATCCAATGATGAAAGAGGGTGGATGGTTGAGTAAATATCAAGATGGAGGTAGTTTAGTAATGGATAGATTCAAAGAAGAAAAGGTTCCATTAGATGCTACACGAGTAGCTGCTCCTGTAAGACTTACAGACAAAGAACAGAAACAGAATGTTAGAATAAATAAACAAACTCAGAAAAATACTAAAGAATATAATAAAGCAGTAATAGCTGATAGAAAAAGCAAAAGAGAAACTAAAGGAGATGTAAATGTTCCTGGTAGTTTTAATATAACAGAGAAGCTTAGATTGTTTCCTGAAAGTGTTGGTGGTGTGGGAGAAATAATTAATGAGTATTTAAACCCAGGAACAATTATAGGTCCTTTAGCAGATTCTCTAGGAGAATCAATTGCTGCAAGAAGTCCTGAAGGTGTTGCTGCAACATTAGCAATGACTGCTGGAGCAGGAGCATTAGGCTTTGATCCATTAGGTAGTGCGATCAAACTTTCAAAAACAGCAGGTAAATATCTTACAGAGAAGACAGCTTTAAAGAATAATTATAAATCAAAACTTAATCCTTATAGTTCTGTTCCTGGAAGTAGAGACTTAGCTATCAATAACATACTAGAAAGTCCCATTGATGAGTATAGAAATTTGGATGTATTTTTACTTGCTAAAGATACACAGAAACAGGTTGAGAATGAAATGATTAGAAGATCTGGCATTGAGAACAAAGCACTTGGAGAAATTGAAGGATCAAATTTAGGAGTTCGTAGATCATCACCTACTAGTAAATATAAGTTTTCCAATAAACCATATAACCCATTCTCAGAGTATGGGTATGGAGCATATGATGAACAAGCTTTAAAACAGTCTTACTCAGATAGTTTTGATGATTATGTAAGGTGGAAACAAAACATGCTAAAGAAACTACCAAAGAATAAAAACGGTGGCTGGTTAAACAAATATAAATAAATCATACAATAGATTATAATATGAAAGATCAAATCTTAAAGATCGCAGGAGTAAAGTCTGAAAAGGAATTCTATAAGAAGTATCCTACAGAAGAAGCATTTATGAAAGCTCATGGTAAAGCATTCCAAAAGGCTGCTATGGGTAAATCTATGGTTGCTAAACAGTTAACACAATTAACTGACTTTGCTAATCCTCCACAGGCTGAAGTTGGTGCATACATAGGTGGTGACACTTATAAAAATGCCAATTTTAAATATGGTGATTTTGCTGATGAAGCAGATGCTAGTGTTACAGGTTATGATGCTCCAGTGAGAGTACAGAACGTTCAACCTCCTATGGGTGGTGCACAAAAAAATCCTTATGCTTTTAATGCAGGTACTACAGGAATGCAGAACATAGACTTTGAGAAGGTAGGTGCTGATATACTTCCACAACTAATGCAAATGCAAGGAGGTGGTATTATTTCTGCACAAGGAGGAGTAAGAATTCCTGCTTTTGCATCAACTATACCTACAAGAACTCCTACTAATGCACCTGCTGCTAACATGACCAATATTGGAAATATGTTAAGTAACCCAGCGTTTCAACAAAATGCAACTAATCGATTTGCAGGTTTAGGAACACAACCAACACCATCTTTAGGTAGTCAGATTGGTTCTGGTATAATAAACAATGCTGGTAATATCCTACAAGGTATTAACATGCTTAAGGATGAAAAAAGACAAAAACAAATGGCAAAACAATCAGCTGCATTAACTGGTGTAGTTGGTAAGGCTGCTGGTACAAGATCAGAAATAAGCAAACGTAAATACGTTAGACCTGAAGATATGTCTGTTCAACCTGGTCAGTTAGGTAATCCTTACGGTGAAGGAACTAATCCTTTAATAATGCAAGATGGTGGTGGTATTGGAGGTAACCCAACTGAAATTCAAAATACATTTGCTCCAAATGTAATTTACACAAATCTTGAATATGAACCACTAAATGATAGTAAGGTTAAACAATACAAGAAAGGTGGTAAGTTAAATAAAGCTCAAACTGGTGCAGGTATTGCTGGTCAACTAGGTGGTGGTGTAGGTAGTGTTATTGGTGGTGGTAAGTTTAATCAAGCTGGTGGAGCTGGTAAAATAGGTGGTACAGTTGGTGGTATTGTAGGAAGTGTTATTCCTGGTGTAGGTACAGTTATTGGATCTGCTGCTGGTTCATTAATTGGTGGTTTTATTGGTGGTAAGAGTGCAAAAGAAACAGCAAGACTTCAAGAAGAAGCACAAAACAATATTATGGGTTCAGCACTACAACAAGGTGCTAAATCAATCCAATCTAACTATAGTGGATTTATGGAAGATGGTGGATGGGTAAGTAATGATTGGCAGCCACAAGTGATTGCTAGTTTTGGCGAATATAAGATGAAAGATCTTCTTAAACCTCCTTATGATGCAGATATGTTAAGAGCTGGTGGTAGTGTTGGAAGTGGTTATTATACTCCTCCTAGTGAAAGAGCTATGCAAACATATGATATGGGTGGTGAACTTGAAACACATTGGGGTGGATACATGGAACCTATGTCTCAAAATCCTTATCTACCAGACGGTGGTGTTACAGTGATGCCTAGAGGACAATCTCATTCAGAGAGTGATGGTAAGGGTAACACAGGTATTGGTATTACATTTGGTGACAATCCTGTAGAAGTGGAAAGAGGCGAACCTATGGTTAAGCTAAAAGATGGTGGTACAGGGGAAGACAATCTAGTGGTGTTTGGTAACATGAAGATACCTAACTATGCTTTAGACGAGTTTGAAAAAAAGGCTAAGGGTAAGAAGTTTAAAAGCTATGCCACTGATCTAACTAAAACAGAAGCTAAACAAACTAAGTTAATAGATAAGTCAACTAAAAAAATAGATGACCTAGAAGTGTTAACATCATTTGATAGATTAGAGGCAGACTCTTTACAAGCAAATCTTATTGGTGCTAACATGAAACTAAAAGATATTGCTGACAAGAAACAAAAGCTTGGTGACTTACAACAGTCTATACATTCCACTGCTCCTGAGTATGGATATGATGATGTAGATGAATTCAATAATGATGTTATAAAGGGAAGTGTTAAAATTAAGAAAGGAAAGGTTGAGTCTGATGTACCTATGGCTCAATATGGTTTTGATGTAAAGAGTATTGTTCCTCAGGTTAATGTTAATAATCAAAGGTTAAAACCTATTCCAAGTGCATATCCAAATAATAGTCCTGTACAAAAACTAATAAAAAGTATTGTACCTCAAGTTCAGCCAACTGCTAACTTCCCATTAAGACAAGGGTTTATGTACAATCCTCCTGCTTATTTATATCAAAATGTTCCAGCTGTTAATTACAACGTTGGTGCAGGACTTCCTACAGTGTCAGCACTTAATGCTCCCACTGCTTTAAATATGTCTAATGCTGGTTCTCCTGGTTTCCAACCAACTGGAAGCACTTTACCTATTCCTATTGGTCCTGATGAAGAAGATATCAAAAAAGATTTTATATTTACTAGAATTGGTGATTTTATAAATGAAAACCTTGGTGATGAGTCTTTGATAGCTTCTGAGTTATTGCCTTATTTAAGACCTACAAATCAAATGGATCTAGATCCTATACAGTTAGCTGGGGAAATGGATGCATTAGCTGATAATCAGGTGGAACCAGTGTTTGCTCAAACTCTACAACCTAGACTAGGCTCACCAATTGATATATCATTACAGAGTGCACTTAATGCTAATCAGGCAGATTACAATGCTCTTATTAGGAACGTAGGATACAATCCTGCTGCTCAGTCTTTATTGGCTGCTCAGAAGTATGCTGCTAACTCTGAGATTTTAGGAAAAGAATCTCAGATGAATAAAGAAGAGAAGGCAAGAGTGTATGACGCAAATAGACAATTGTTGAATGAGTATGACCTTAAGAATGCAATTATTAGTGACACTCAACAAGTGAGACAATCAACAGCTTTATCTAAAACTAAGGAACAAAGAAGAGAAGCACTTAAGTCTATTGGTGACAAATACCTTGAGAACAGAAGAGAAAATAGAACATTGGGTATATATGAAAATGAATACAAATTCAGATATGACAATCAGGGTAGACTTATTAATATGAATCCTTTAGCTAGATTTACTATTCCAACTGCATCAGGTAAACCTTCAGGAATAAGCAATACAGATGTTCTTCCTGTGTATGATAAGGATAACAAAGAGGTGGTTGCGTACAAACAAAAGGCAAAAAATGGTAACATTGTCAAAGCTATTAAAAATCTCTAACTAATTCAATTATACCAGATTAACAAAAATCATTAGAACTCTTGGTATATATAATAATTTAAATTACATTTGCTAATCATATTATCATGGCATCATTTACCGACCAAATAACGAAATTTAATCCCTACGTACAACAATTGCCTGTTGAGGCAATGGTTCAGGTTGGCATGCGTAGACAGGCTCAATATGACCAGGGTGTAGAAAAGATCCAAAGCTACATAGATAATATAGCTGGTTTGGATGTAATCAAGCCTATTCATAAAGAATACATTCAATCTAAACTTAATGAGCTAGGAGGTAAACTTAAAACGGTAGCTGCAGGAGACTTCTCTAACCAACAGTTAGTTAATTCTATTGGTGGTATGACCACTCAGATAATCAAAGACCCCACCGTTCAGAATGCTGTATATTCTACTCAAAGAGTTAGAAAGGTACAAAATGATATGGAAGCTGCTAAGAAAGCAGGTAAGAGTGGTATTGAGAATGAGCTTTGGGCAAATAATGAAATTAGCTCTTGGATAAATGATGGTGATGCACAAACCACTTTCAATGGTGAGTTTGTAGACTATACAGATCTTGACAAAAAATTAAGAGACCTTCATAGTAAACTTAAGGAAGCTGAAAACTCTGTAGATATTCCATTTAAGACAGATGCTGATGGTCGTATATTATACTACAGCACTGTTAAAGATGCCAAAGGAAATGTTATTAAAACAAACGTATCTACAGACCCAAAAAGCGGTACTCCTGTAATAGATGATGCTATGAAACGCATCAAGACAAAAGGATTAGGAGCTCAAAAGATATTAAACAACTTCTACGATAGCTTAAGTGAAAATGATAAACGACAGTTAAAAATAACTGGTAGTTATCATTATAGAGGAGCTACAAAGGATACATTTAAAAATGATATAGTTAATACTTACACCACTGCTAAGCAAATACTTTCTGAACAAGTGGTTGATTGGGCAGTTAGATTAAAGACTGATAACAAGTTAACAGCTGCTGAAAAATCAGACATTGAAGCAAACATCACTGCAGCTAATAAGAAGTTAACTGATGGTACGTTTGAAAACGAGATAGCTAAAAAGACTGCTGAGATAGATAACATAAAAGATTTAACTCAGTATAAGTATGCTTTATATAGTGAAAAGTATTTAACCAACCTTGCAAAAGATTTAGCAAACGAAAGTAAAATTGTAGAAATAATGACCAATCCATATCAACAAGCAGATATGGAAAAGCAAAAGCTACAGTTTAGTGTTAATAAAGCTAGACAAGAGCATAGTGAATTTTTAATGACTCATGCTCTTAAGATAGCAGAGTTTAACTTTGATAAGGACAATGAAATATATAAGAGAACTCAAGAAGAGGCTAAGAAAAGAGCATTACAACCTATCACTACACCTGGTGGTTTAGGAACAGATGTTAAACTTCCCACTCTAGCTGATTTAAGTAATGACATTGCAGCAACAGAGACAGCTATAAAAACATTAGATGGTCAGTATGCTAATCAATTGTTTCCTAATTTATCAAATGATAAAACAATAAAAACTACAACTGTTAGAGATGGAAAAGTTGTAACAGAGTATATATCACCAAGACAACAGGCATTAAATAAACTAAACTCTGATTACAACATTAATCCAAAAGCAATTACAGACAATGCTCAAAGAGAATATGTTGAAAGAAGAAGAAGATTTGATATAGACCTTGCTCAAAAGGGTAACTTATTTTTAACTGTTAGAAACGGTTCTCAACAGTTTGACAATGTGATTAAGGATGCTTTAAAAACTGAACAAGGTATTAATCTTTCAAATGGTCAACAACTATATAGTCCAGAAGAACTTTTTAATATATCGAATGCTGGTAGGGAATTTATAAAAGCATCTAACTATATTCGTGGTGTGCCTCAAAAGTTTACATTTGATTCTCAAGGATTTTTAAAAAAATGGAAAGGAACCAAATATGAAACGATTGCAAATGCTTATAATAAAGCTCAGACTAATCAACCTTTAACACCTGCTGAACAACAAATGGTCAATAGAGCTAAGGAAATTAGTATAAAATATCAACCTGTGTTGAATGAAGTAGTTAATAAAAAACTTCAATATGAATCAAATGTACTAGCTAAGAGTATGCCAGAAATACAGACTACGGTTGGTACAATCAATATGGATGATGCTGTTATTAAGACACGTGTGGAAAATTTAATAGGTAATAAGTTTTTTGAATATGGACAAAACGGTCAAGTTGATGTTCAAAACAAAAGTCTATTTAAACCTGAAACAATTACAGACTTACAAAAAGATTCAAAAACAAAATACACCATAGAAAAGAAGTATGATGGTAGTGCTAATGTAATTATGAATAATGGAAAAACTAAACAAGTTATTCCTATGAACGCTTCTGAGTTCTCTGCTTTCTTTCCTGATTATGCTGTAAACAGTCCTGCAAACAACTTTAAATATGCAATCATGGGTTCTCCTAGTCGCACTACAAATTTAAGTGGTAAACAAGAAGCCGTTAATGCTTATATGACAGGATATTCTATTGGAGGTCTTGCTAATACCCCTTTAGCTGGAAAAACAAGAATTGATATAGAGGGTAGTACAAATAATACAGGTGGTGCAAGTGATAAGTTTCAAGTGAGAATGTATTTTAATGATAATGGTGTTTGGAAAGATGCCATATTGAATCAACAAGGTTATGTAACTGAAGATGGTGTATTAGGAATTCTTAATAACATAGGACCTGCTACAGTTCAAAGTTTATTAAAACAAAAATAAAATTAAGCGATAATGGCAATTTTTGATAAAGAGCTTATTGACAATACTTCTAATAGAGATTATGGTAAACCTGAAATGGATCTGCGTTCTCCAGAGACCAGAAAGGTTGATGTGAGTCTAGGAGGTTTTGAAGACTTTGCTATTGGAGGTCCTAGTAGATCTTCTGGTTTAACTATTGACCAATTATCAGACTTTTCACGTGTTCCTACAAATCAAAATACATTTAACTCTCCTGTACAAATGATTCCTAGAGGTGAGCTTATAGCTAATCAACGTTACAATATATATGAAAGAAATAGAGATTTAGAAAACGTAGCTGGATTACAACAAAGTTGGGCAGATCAATTAGCTAACGGTGTTGTTAAATTTGCAGCAATTGGCGGTGGTACATTCCTTCAAAGCTTTGGTACAATACCAAATACAGTATCTGCATTAAAGACAGGTAAATTATCTGAGTTATCTGGAGGACCTGATGGTTATGAATCTAAGGTGGATAACTGGTTAAAGAATATTGAAGATGCGTTTCCTAACTATTACACTAGAGCAGAAAAAGAAAGTCCATTCTTAGCTGCTCTTCCATTTGCTCCAGGATCTGCAAACTTCTGGGGAGATAAGATTATTAAGAACTTAGGTTTTACAGCAGGTGCTATTGGTGGAGCAGTAGTTCAAGATTTAGCAATTGGTGCTATTACAGGAGGTATTGGTGAAATTCCATTAGTTGCTGCTCAAATTGGTAAAGCTTCTTTATGGTTAAATAAAATATTTACAGGAACTAATCGCTTAGATGAAGTTCTTAATTTAGCTTCTCAACTTGGTAAAACAGAAAAGCAAATACTAAACATCAAACGTTTAGGTGAAGTTGCTGCTGCAACAAAGGTGATGGATGGTGCTAGATATGCACTAAACATATATGGATCTGCTAGAACAGAAGCTGCTATTGAAGCTAGGGATGGTTACAAACAAGTTAGAGAAAACTTAATCAATCAATATAAGTTAGAAAACCTTGGTGAAGAACCTACAGGAGCAGATGCTAAACAGATAGAAGATTTAGCAACAAATGCTATGAATACCAGATTTGGTATTAACATGGCACTACTCACTGTGTCCAATGCTGTACAGTTTGGTAACTTATTCAAATCATTTAGCAATGCTTCATCTAGTGGCATCTCTGGTTCATTAACTAGAGAGCTAGAAGATATTGGTAAGTTTGGATTGAAAGAAGGTACTGTAGATGTATTTGAATCTAAGGCTGCTAAAACCATTGGTGGTAAAATTTGGCAATCTGCAAAACCTAAGTTAGCAAACATCTTTACAGAAGGTGTTTATGAAGAGGGTGGACAATTTGCTGCTGAAAGAGGTACGTTTGATTACTACACTAGAAAATACAAAAACCTTAACGACCCTAATAACAGACAAAACTGGAATGAACTAAATGAGGTTATTAACTCTACTAATAAAGGGTTAGCTGATCAATATGGTTCAGAAGAGGGTCTTGAAAATATGTTTGTTGGTGCATTGTCTGCTTTAATTAGTGGTGGCATCATGAGCAGAATTGATAGCGTTAAAGGTAAAGGTGCTGATGCTAGATTACAGTCTACCATCAATATGCTTAATAGATATGGTATCACTGGAATGTTACAAGATAACTACACTGATACACTAAACTCAGCTGCCATAGCTAAAGAAATGGATGCAGCTGCTAAGTCTGGTAACATCTTTAAGTATAAGAACCTTAAGAAAGACATGTTCTTTAACTTTGTAAACTCACGTATTCCTTCTGGTATGCATGATGTTACACTTGAGCAATTGAACCTGTTAAAAGATTTACCTAAAGAAGAGTTTGAGAAAACCTTTGGAATGGACTTCAACACTTCTAATAAGAATACAGTTGATGCGTATGTAGATAATTTAATCTCAAATGCAAACAAGATTAAGTCTACAGTGGATTCATTAGACAGTACATTTAAGAATCCTTTTGCAAAAATTACAGATCCTAAAACTCCTGAAGAAGCAGTTGCTGCTAATAATCATGATGTCTTTAATGAATGGAAGACTAACTTAGCATACTATGCTATGGTTGCTCCAGATGCAAATGCTAGACTATCTTCTATTTCTCAAACTGTAGCTGGTGTTAATCCATTGATTAACAATGACTTACTAGGTAAGCTTACCGATCCAACTAGCTTAAGAGAATTAAGTAGTAACTATGAAGAGAGAGCTAATCAGTTAAACAGAACAATCACTGAGTTTACAAGTCCTGAAGATAAGAAGGCTATAAAAGCACAGGTTAAGGCTTTGCGTACAAGTGCAGAGAGAATCAACCTTGCTATCAACAATAGAGATTTAGACATGAAGACGTTTAACTCTCTATTAAACTTTGAGTTAAATAACCTAGATAGCACCAAGGATGATATGGTTGGTATGGAGCGTGCTTCTGAGTTATATGGATATGGTGTTGATATTAACAAACTTATTGGATTAAAGAGATCTGCTTCTAGCATACTTGATGAATTAGCAAGTGAATCAGGTCTTGAGAAGTTCTTTAAGGAAGCTGAAGAGATTGCTTCTGAGGAACCACCAACCACTGTTCCTGCAGAAGAAGAAGCTCCAGCAGCTGAGGTTACTCCTGCTGTAGTTCCTCAATATACTAATGTAAAAGGTAAGAGAGAGAACTTAGAATTAAACAGAGAGTACGAAGTTGCTAAGCTTAGATCCTCTAAGGTTAATAGATTAGCAGAAGACAGATGGCAAGTTATCTCTCCTGATGGAACTTTTGAAATCTATCCTACAAAGGAGAAAGCTCAAGAGATTGCTAAAGACTTAGACGAAGAGTTTGCTAGCTTAGCTAAGGTGAAGATCGTTGCATTAAATGAAGATGGTACAGCTAAGGTGGAAGATAAAGATGGTAACATCTATAACATTGACACTAGAAAGCTATCAGGATTTAATAAGGTTGAAAGTGAACAAGAGAAGTTACAAAAGGTTGCAGATCAATTAGGTAGACAACAACAAGAGGTTGAAAAAAGATCTGGTATTGTTGCTACAGGAAATCCAAGTTTGGAAATATTTGAAAAGGAAGATCCTAAGAAATCTGCAAATATATTATATACATCTACAACAGGTGCTTCTGAAACTTGGGAACAACTAGCTAAACCACATCAGGTTAGATCTAGACAGTTCTTAAATAATGTTAAAAACTTTGGTAACAGAGCTAACATGAAGATAATCCTTGTAACTCCTAACCAAGAAGAATCTTTAGGATTAAAAGGATTAGGTGAGTTATCTGGATCTACAGATACTAGTGTAGAGAATGGTTTAGTTGCTGCTGTATACGTAGTTCAGTCTAATGGTAAGAACTACTTTGTAGACAAAGATGGTAAACAACTTACTGAGGTGGGTCAACCTGTTGATATGAATGCTGTAGTGTTCTCAACAATGCCTACTGCTGCATTATACAATAGTAAAGGAGATCCACGTTTTAGAAAGCAAGAAGAAGCTCAGGCAAAAGAAATGTCTAGAGCATGGACTGTTAAAAGAGCTGAGTTATTTGCAGCTCCTGCAGGAACCTATACGATTTATGATTTTGGTGTATCTAAGGGTGTGCCTATTACTGATAGAAATGAAAGAAAGTTTGTAGGAGATAATCTTGTTCCTCAGAAGAAGATTGCTACTCAAGAGAACCTAATTGTTATTTCTACCACTGGAACACTTGCTTATAATGGAGAGAACTTAAAGTTCCCTGTAGGCAGACCTGTGTTACAATACGGTGATACATTACAATACGTAGATAACAGAACCTTTACAAATGATGAGGCTAAGAGTATCTTTGAAGCTATTAGATTATTGTCAGAAGAAGTGCAAGCTCAGAATGCTAAGGGTGAAACTATTGAACTTAATAGATTATATACAGACTTCTTACAGAATGTTCTCTATTGGAGAAAAGGTAAGGACACTAAAGATAACCAAATACACATAGATGAAAGATCTATGGAGCTGTATATTGGTGGTGATAAATATAACTTTGCTGACATTGCTAGTAATGAAGCTGCTATTGTTAGCAAACTAAAAGGTACATTTAACAATGTTAACAATGAATCTTTAAAGAAAACTAGTGAACCATTCATTGAGTTATACTTTGAAAATGGATTCCTACAGAATAGAGAGTGGGCTAACTATCAATCATATTTACTATCTAATAAGTATCCTGATGGTAAGAACCGTGCTATTACAGACACTCCTCTATCTACATATGTAAACAAACCTACAGACGCAGTTCCTTACAACTATGTTAGGAAGTATGCTATCCTTGAGGGATTAGATCTTCCTGTACAACAGGCTGCTCCTGTAGCAACTCCTGTAGCTGAAGCTGCACCATCTGCTGATAAGCTAGGTGAGTTCTTTGTAAATGGAACAGAAAATACAATATCTCTAAAGGAACCTCTAGGTGATACTAAGTTTACAGCAACAATTAACAGTGATGGTAATGTTGTTGCTGAAGCTATTTCTAATCCTAAGATACAAGCAATTGCTGCAAATGCTGAGAAAGCTAAGCCTTATTTAGATTTCTTAAAAGCTCAAAACTTATTTGATGCTACAAAGAGTGTAGAGCAGTCTGTTCTACAGTTTGCAGCATTAGCTATTAGTGCTCGTTTGCAGGCTATAAAAAATCAACAAGCTGCTGCTCCAGTTGCAGAAGCTGCTCCTGTTGTAACAACAGCTGCTACAGTTACACAAACCACTCCTTATGGTACAGAGGCTGGTCCTGCAGTGGTTACTTCTACAGAGTCTGTAGATAAGAAAGCTGATATAGAAAAGAGAAGACAAGAAGAACTTAATAAAAAATCTAAACAAGGTACATTAAAAAATAGTCCTTTAGATGATATTTCTTATTATGAAGATAAAGTTAAACAAGCCAAAGAAAGACTTGATAAAATAACAACAGAAGAAGGTGAGTTTGTTCCAGGTAGTGATAGAGAGTTAGGAGCATTTCAGGGGATGTTGAATAATGCTAAGAAAAAGGTTGCAGCTATCAATGCTAAGTATGATAAAGAACTAGCTGCTTTAGAAACTCCTGTAGTTTCTGATATAGAAAGTAAAATAAAGAATCTATTTAGTTATACTGAAAGAGGACAAATATCTTTAGCTGGTGAAGACTATGATTTAATTACAACTGTTAGAAACAACCCAACTGAGGAAAATATAAAAAAGTTTTTAAAGCTTTATAAGGAAGAGATAGGAAAATATGAACAGTCTATAGTAGACGAAGTTAATGCAGAGTTAGCTGCTTTAGAAGGACAACCTGCAGTTGCTGTACCTGCTTTAATATCTCCTGTTATACAGTCTAGTTTAGATATGCTTTCTAAAGCACAGGAGTTGTTAGATGCCCAATCTAAAAAGTTTGAAAAGTACATACCTGCTGTACAGAAGTATTTAGATACTAAAAAACAGCAGCTACAAGATCCAAAGCTTACAGTTGAACAACGTGAAAAAATAGCTAAGACTATTGAAATGGATATGAAGATACCGATTGTATCTTTAAACAACTTAGTTCTTGAATTTGCTCCAAATGGTCGTCCAGAAAAACTATATATCAATAATCCTGAAACTAAAGAGAATTATTACTTTACTGCTTTCTTTCAGGAAAATGGAGAAAGAAACTTTGAAAACAATCCAAACTATGCTTTTAATCAAAATGAAAGGTTAGGACAGGGAAGTGATTATAAATATAATATTGTTTCTAAAAACTCTATCATACCTGTAGAAGGTCTTAATCTGAGAGAAACTGAAGCTCTAAGACACGTTTTATCTGGAGCTGATAAAAATGCTACTCAGTATGCAGCTTCTGGTGATGAGAATCTTGGTCAAGGTCTTTTAATGGGTGTAATTAAACACTACTTTATAGAGAAGGCTGCTGGTAGAATGCAACGTGACTTTTGGGATTATCTACAAGATCCTCGTAAAGAGATGCGTGAGCAAATTGAAGCTATGGAAGCTCAACCAGCTGCTGCTCCTGTTGCTCCTACACCTGCTCCTGTGAAAGAAAGACCTCTTGAGTTTGGAGAAGTATTTGTTACTGGAACTAGACTAGGTGAAGGTACTGTATATGGAAATACTCCTGAATTTTATCCTGATAGAAGAACTGATGCTGAGTATAAAGCTGGAACTAAGAAATATTTTAAAGAAGAAGTTATAAGAGATAAGAAGGTGTTTACTTTAGTAGATACATCAGTAGTTGATGATGGTGATAGAGCTGGTTTTATTGCTACTAGTATATTAGTAAATAAAAACTCTCCTACAACATTAGCTGATGTAAAAGCAGATTTAGAAGCTATACATGCACGAACAATGTCTGGTGTAGAAAAGTCTGGTAGAATAGATAAAGCAAAGGTTACAAAAGCATTAACTGGTGTAAGATGGACATCTCGTAAAGCAGAACCTACTGCTCCTAAGAACTTTGGTGCAACTAAACCTCCTTCAAACAGTGAGTATAGAAGAGTGGGTGCTAATGGTGTAGAAAGAATTAATGATTCTGAGATAGAAATATTTAAGAAATGGGCTGCAGAAAATGTTCCAGGTATTCCATTTGAGATATTAGATAACATCATCAGTACAAATGATGGTGAGAAGGCTTGGGGTGCATTTGAAAATGGTGTAGCTAAGTTCTATAAGTCAGCTGCTAGAGGTACAGAATACCACGAGGTATTTGAGGGTATATGGAAAGCTTTCCTTACAGAAGAACAAAGACAAGCTATATTAGATGAGTTTAAATCTAAGCCTGGTACATTTACAGATAGACAATCTGGTAAGAAGATTGCTTATGACCAAGCTACAGATAAGCAAGCTAAGGAAAGAATAGCTGATGACTTTGCTGATTTCAAGGTGGGTAAACTTCCTGCTAGAAGTATTGGTGAAAGAATCCTAAACTTCTTTAGAAATATTATTGAGTTTGTTAAACAGTTTGTAAACAAACCTACACAAAAGCAAGAGTTATTCAAAGCTATTGATGCAGGTAAGTTTAAAGAAATGACTGTTCCAGATAGTGTTAAGAATGACATGTCTGAATACAGAGCTGTTGAAGGATTAACAGAGAAGCAAACACATGAGTTTGTTCAGGATATTACAGCTAGGTCTTTCCAAATTATGTTTGGAACTAATACATCTTTGTACAATCCAGAAAAACTTACAGCTCCTGATATATTTAACCAAGTTAAAAACCAATATGCTGAAGAAGGCAAATTGGAAATGTTAGGTGAAAACGCTTGGAATCAATTAGTTAATAAAACAAAAGAGTTCTTACGTACATTTAAACTTGAGTTTGATGAGAATCAAAGCATTAGTATTAATGATGAGAACGTAAATAAAAATGATTACGCTCCTGAACCATTCTCTACAGATTGGAAGAAGAGTTCTTCGTTTGCTATCAAGTTACTTATTGGTACATTAACTGAAACCACACCAAGTAATCAAGAGAACGCAAGTAGTATGGCTCTCCCTGCTCAGAAACTATCTGATGTAATGGGATACAAGCTATTAAACTTCACTAGATCATTTGCTACAGTGTTAGATAAGCTAGCTAATACAACAAAGGTTACTTCTGTTGTAGATAAGCTAGTTGACCTTGCTAAATATGATAGTAACTATGTACGTCTATTCACTCGTGTGGGTGGTAATAGAAACAACATGGTTATTGACTTCTCTAAATTTGAAGCACAGGATTGGAGATTGTTTGTTAACTTCTATCAAACATTCACCAAGCAAAAGCCTGATGCACTTATTCAATACGTTAGTGGAGATGAGGTGTACACAGGATCTGCTAACTTATACACTGCTGCTAATTCAATTAAAGAAGGTTGGATAGAGAACATGAAAGCTTTATCTAAAGTGGAAGGTTCTTTAATTAGCTATGACCGTGGTACAAAGACTTACAAAGTTGGAGACTTAACTAATGTGTCAAATAAGACTCCTGAAGAGATGATAACATTCCTAGGTAATCTAGGTATTGAATTCCCTATGGAAGTCTATTCAAAGTTAAAGGCTGTTCAAAAGAATAAGTTTGCTAACGCTATTGGTGGATTGATTGTTTCTCTTAGAGGAAAGAATGATATATTAAGTGTTACAGGTAAGGTGTTAGACATCAATGGTCCATTGAGTCTCATCTCTGAACTATATGTAAAGGTGACCAACCCTAACATTGATGCTACCTATTTTAACGTTGAGAACAGAAGAACAAACGCATTTGCAGAAAACAATGCTCCTTCTTTATTTGAGAACTTATTTAATGAAGCAAATACATTAGATGAGCTTCTTGAAGCTAGACCAGAGCTTAAAGATATTTTCTCTGCAAGTAGCCAAGTGTTAAAGAAGGGTGGATTATTCTTTGATGAAGATGGTAATAGAATTAGATCTATAAAGGTTATTTACATCCAGGGAACTAAACTTGTAGATGAGAATGATGGTACAGCTACTAGTAGATTAACTGAAGGAGAAAGATTCACACAAGAGTTTAACCAAAACCTTAATGGTAACTACTATGTACTTATTCCTGCAGATGGTTCTACAGAGTGGATGATGAACCTAGGTAACAACGTTCGTTTCTCAGCATTTGAAAACGGAACAGCTTGGGGTAAGATTTATACAACCTTTAAAGGATATTTAAAAGATGAGATCAACTTAGCACTAACTGCTGCTAACAGAACTCAACTTATGAATGTAGGAAACAAAGCTTCTGAGCTTCGCTTCTTTAATGATATTCTTTCTAAAGATACATTAGCTAGCATCAATAACTTGATTGCTAAAGAGGCATCTGAAGAAGAAATCAACGCATTCATTGAAGCTAACATAGGAGACATCAATAAGTCTATTAAGGATTATATTGATGGTGTATCTGATGTTACATTTAAAACACTTGCTGCAAACGGAGAAATCTATGTAAACACTAAGGGTGAATACTCTTATCCTAAACTAGATGATGTATTTGCAAAAGCAGAGAAGTTTAATAAGTTTAAGCTTTCTGAGAAAAAGTTAAACAATATTATAAGTTTTGCTAATGCGAACTATATAATCAACAACATAGAATACCACAAAATCTTATTTGGTGATCCATATCAATTTAAAATTAAAGATAACATCCTAGATGAAACTAAGCGTGTTAAGTCTTTCTTATCTCCTAGAAGAACTACATTTGATAGCCCAGACTATAACACATTCCTTAATCAGGAACTAAATAAAGCTGGAGAGATTGAATTGAATGAGGGAGATCCAGGATTCCAGAAGTTCAAACCTTACACCAACACTATTACATTAAAGGATGTAAAGGTGTTAGGTAGATTATTAGGTGAGACTAATGAGGCTGATGCTGCTTCTTATTTAATGGATGGTACATATAAAGAAGTTAAGTTAAAGAACGGTCAATGGTCTGATGAGGCTGAAGCTTGGCACCAATGGCAAATGGCTTACACTAGAAATAGAATGGCTGCCAAGGGTGATTACACTTATACCAATGATTCATTAAGAGCTCAGGATGAAAAGACTATATCTAAACCAGAACCAAAATATGTTACAGAGGTATTGAAACCTATTGTAACTGGTAATAAGTATGGTGCTACACAGTTTGATCTAGTGTTAGATAAGTTCTCTCAAATGCCTTTATACTACAAGGCTGTAGAAGGAACTAACCTAGAGAAGCTTTATGTTAAGATGATGAAGGAAGATGTGGGCTATGTTATATTTGAGTCTGGCAGAAAGGTGGGCACTGAAACATTGTACAGTTTGTATAATGGAGATGGTAGCTTAAATGATGCTGGATTTGATAACAAGATACAAGTTCCTTGGAGTGCTTATGGTATTCAGGTGGAGAATAGCTATGAAGGATCTAAGCAACAAACTCGTGGTTCTCAGGCTACTAAACTAGCTAGCTTAAATCTATTTAACAATGGTGTAGCTACAAGTCCTGAGGCAGCTAAAGAATATGCTCGTAACAAAGAGATATTAAATAAGATGCACGAGAATGGATATAACGAGCTATTAAGAAAGCTTGGTATTGAAGATCTTGGTGATGGGTTTAAACTTACAAATAATGTAGACGTATCTAAACTTCTTGAGTATGAAATGCTTAGAAGAGAGATGTCTGATAATGCTAAAGATACTGTACAGCTAGATGAGAATGGTCAATTCAGAATTCCATTTGAAGCATCTAATGCCTACGTACAGATTAGAAATATTCTTTATTCAATGGTGGATAAAGCCATTACATCTCCTAAGATGAATGGTGGTCCTAAGGTACAGGTTCCTGTAACAGGATGGGAG